AGGAAATAGGATATAAGGAAATAGGATATAAGGAAATAGGATATAAGGAAATAGGATATAAGGAAATAGGATATAAGGAAATAGGATATAAGGAAATAGGATATAAGGAAATAGGATATAAGGAAATAGGATATAAGGAAATTACAATAACTGTAAATTATCGAATGCTTGTCTAAACACATCATTATCATAAGCAAAGTTATATACAACATTTTCAGCCTGTTTGTTAATATTCGCTTTGTGGGCTTCGTGGATACCTTTGATAATACACTCAGCTACCTCAATATGACTGACGCTATCATGTTTGAATCCTCCTCCAGATATTAGACAAATGCGAACATAATCTATTTTTTTGGTATCTATTTTGTTGTTATAATGATAAATTGCTGTTGCTATATTCTTACCAACTATATACACAGCTTCTTTGAAGTTATCTGCTGTGCTTCTTCGGCCTTTGGGTCCCACACAATATATCATCGCTTTATTTGTTTCATTATTATAGGGTTTTGTTTTCAAAATATCTATGAAAATGTCCCCAGGATATAAATTATCACTTAGAAAATCTGTAAGACGACTCTCAGAAATATATAGATACATATCAGCAAAATATGGATTGTTTTCAAATTTACCTCCTTTTTTAAACTCATCAAAGTGATGTAAAGTTCCAGCCTTTTTAGAATTGAAGTATTCATTATTTATTTTATTCAAATATTTAGTTCTCGAATATTTATCAGGAACTAAATCTTCTTCTTCCTTTATATTATAACAATCCATATAACAAGATAGATGAATATTTGTAGATAAATCAAATAGTGTTGTATCATAATTGTCTGTTCTAATTGCCATATTGAATGCTTTGTTTATGGCACCACCTCCAACATATAATTGCTCGTCTCCGGCGTTGAGAGAACCCATAAATGTTGCTGGATTACCTTCGGCATCTTTATATATATGCCCTGACTTCTCATAAACAGGAGTAAAATATGTTTGTTTTTCTTCGAATGTGTATTTGAACATTTCTTTGTATTGTTTTAATTAAGTAAAAATGTACTTAATACTATCAATTTTTATTATATTTTAGTTATTACTTTTTATTTTTATTGATTGCTTTTATAAACTTTGTGAGACTTACATATTCGCCAGCAGTTTTAACATATTCACAACCACGCTTGCCTAAATATATAACCATCTGTCTTTTACCATTCATGAAACGCTTATCAGATTTTGTGTAGGTCTTGTTGTTTTTACCACCAATAATAGGAGATTTTACAGAAGGTGGTAATGGAATTAATTTATTAATTTTTGTTAATACTCTTGGTGATTTAGGTGATTTAGATTGTGTTAATTTTGAAGACGGTTTAGGTAATTCGTTAGGTAATTCTTTATAATTGAAATATTTGACTAATATAAATCCATGCATTCCATAAAACGTTTTATTATCTATTGTATAAAGGTACAACGATCCATCTATAGGTTTTGGGGGTTTTTTTTCTTCACCTTCTTTAGGATTCTCATAAGTGTGATAATTATTTTCTACTCTCTTATTTTTAAAATAGGTATCTATATCAATATCTTGATATTCAATATTAATACCTGTTTTTATAGTTTCATATTTTTGTAAATTTTGTTGATCTTTTATGACTTTGTCATAAGGCAAATTTGTTATAGTCTTTCCTGACAAAGTATCATCTTTCTCAGCTATTTTAAGATAAACATACGATAGCTTATTAGATATTCCACCACCATTTTCAGCCCTTGAAATATCTAAACCAATATGATATGATGTTAAATTATCATCTTCATTCTTTCTAACAGTCGGTAATAATCCTGTAGGAACATGGCCATAAATATTATAGATTTTTTTAATTTCTTTATCAGTTTCTTTTACTATTAAATTTTTTAAACTTATATCTCTTTTATCATATACTGTCATAATTTTGCCATTATCATTTCTTGTAATAACAAGATTTGAAACAACTGGAGAAGCTTCTGATGTTAGTGGACCATTTATATCAATATCACCACAAGCAGCTGACATAGCTATATATTTTTTATATTCATAACCCTTATAATCATTACCATTTTTACGTATAAAATCATAAAATGGTTCATTTAAACCTTTAATAAGTTCAATATTATTACTTTTATTATTTTTTATATTGAGGTTTTTTATAGAACCAATCTCTGATGGTATATAAAAACCGGTTTTATTACCATCACTATCACTATGATATGGAACTCCAGAATGCGATACAAAACACAGCTTTTCACCTTTTGTAAATACTGCCATGATATGACAACCCCTTAGATATTTAATATATAATCCATTATATGGTTTTAAACATTCAGGTAATATACCATCATCCCATATTTTTCCCATTACCATATTCATCATCGCAATAAATTTTAGTAAATTTTTGTATTTATTATCCTTAAAATTAAATTCTTTTGTAAAATTATCATCTTTAAATGAATTACTATCAAAACCAAAATTAATTCCAAATAATTCTTCAAATTCATCTTTAAAAAAATTAATCTGGTTTAGAGACCCTAATGTATTTTCATACATATCTTTAATTCTATATATATCATTCCGATAAGATATTCGAAAATTTAAATCATTTGTTTTACGGTCTTCAGTTGGTATAACCGCTGTTTTTTTTATTTCCTTATAATCAGCATGAGGATTAACTAATAATGGAATATTTATATTTTCTGCGATTTCACATGAATTATGTTTAAATAATTTACAATCTTCTGGTATGTCATTTACTAAGTCAAAAATTTCATTAATAGTTTTAGAATTATTATTTAAAGTAAAAATATTATCCTCTATATATGGAATACAACATTCATGATACATTCTTATTTTATTGAGATCTCTATTACCACAAACCAATATAACATTAGTAGGATTATTTGTTTTTAGTTGATTCATATTCCACAGATTTCTAATAGAATTTGCTCCTCGATCAATTAAATCTCCTGTAAATACAATTGCTTTCTTTTCAGAAAGTTTTGTTTCAATATTTACAGGTTCAAATTTTTTAAATGAATCTAACTCTATTAAATCTTTTAATTCTTTTGGCATATTACCTTCAATATCTGAAAAACAATATACATCTTTATCATCTAACATATAATACCCTAAATTATGGTCACTTTTTACTGCTACTTCTCCTTCATCTACTTCTCCTTTACCCACACCTCCTCTAATCTTTCTTTTCCCACATTTACAAATCTTTGTTTTACATTTACAATTCTTTCTAAACATAATATTATTTGTGTTCTATAATATATTATATATAATTTATTATAAAAAATATAAAAAATAGACATAATATAGATACAAATTACATATAATTCATATATAATTCAGTTACAATTTACTTTCCTTTCTTCTTCTTGTCCGTCTTAACGTCTGCCTTAACGTCTGCCTTAACGTCTGCCTTAACGTCTGCCTTAACATCTGGCTCGACCGCTTCGACTGCTTTATCAACATCTTTGGGTTTATCATCATTAACTACAGGTTCAGTAAGTACTTCAGATACAACAGTCTCAACATTATTCATGACAGAAGTGCCAGTCTCTTTTTGCTTCTTCCATAACTCAGCAATCTTCGAGAATACTTCGGGGCCAGTCAAGCTTGGATTTTGTTCCTTTACAATTTTAATATTCTCTTTCATAAACTTCTGATATCCATTAAGTTCTTTTTTAGGTTTATCAGCATTAGCATCGAGCTTACTATTTTCCACAGATTTTTTCATCGCATCCTTGTAATAGTCATCAATCTCCTTTTTAGTATTCAAAGTATCAGGCATATTTGCCATAAGCTCCTTGATTTTGATTGCGATAGTCATCTTCTGTTTGGTTTTAAACAAAATAAAATGTAGAAGACATCATCAATTTTTATATTTTTAATGGCTATTTTTGATATTTTATGATGATTTATATGATAAAAAATACAAAATATACAAAATATTTCCCAACATATCACCATATATTGGCTTAAAAACATAAAAAATATAATTAAATAACATATATTACACACATATTACATATATATTACACATATATTACATATGAATCATCATGTTTTTGTCTTAATATTTACAAACTTCCATCCTTGGTCTTATCGACCTTTTCCTTCTTCTCTTTCTTCTCAGCTTTTTCCTTCTTCTCCTTCTTCTCAGGTTTAGCAACAGTAATCTCATCATCATCACTCTTCTTATCGTCTTCATCCTTCTTGATATCCTCCTTGTGCTTTTTCCACAACTCAGCAATCTTTGTGAAGATTTCTTCACCTGACAATTCAGGATAATCTTCCTTCACCTTAGGACGCTGATCCTGAATGAACTTCTGGTAGTTATTGAGAGGCTTCTTGACCTTCACAATTTCATTTCCATCTTCATCGAGTTCTTTTTCCTTCTTGACACGCTTCTTAGGCGCCGCCTTGGCATCTTTGGCTTCCTGCTTTTTCACTTCCTTAAGTGCTTTTTTATCCTCTTTCATCTTCTCGCTAAGATCCTTCATCGCCTTCTTGTAATACTCATCAATCTCCTTCTTGGAGTTGAAAGTATCTGGCATATTTGCCATAGCTTCCTTAATAAGAAAGTTAACGGAGTTGGCAGAGTTTGAGGACATCTTGTTTTGTTGTTGTTTGGTTTGTAAAACTTGGCTTGTTTGGTTGTAAGACTTGGCTTGTTTGGACTGTAAAACTTGGTTTGTTTTGACTACCTTTATTGGTTGTTCTTGTCATATTTTTTAATCCAATTAATCAATTTTTTAATTATTAATTCTAAATTATGACAAATTTATTCATAACCGATAACAGCAAGCTAACAACCTCATATTTTCGTATCCTAACATTTTTATAAACCTATAAATACAAAAGTCAAAAAATATAAAAAATAAATAAAAAATAAATAAAAAATAGATATATATAATATTTATATTACATTCACATATTCATTACTTTATAGAGGCAATCTCCATTAGAGAGGCAAGCTCCATCTATCAAACATGTTTGGATAGATGATCGCATGGTTATTATCAATAACTAAGGGATCATTCGATGTATTCAAAGAAGGATTAATAGCAGCAGAGGCAGCAGCAGAGGCAGCAGGAGTAGCAGTAGCAGAGGCAATTTTTGTTTGATTGCGTGTCATCATCGTTTGGTGGTAAAAATAAAATTAAACCTGTCTAATCATTTTTTATTGTTATTACAGGGTATTATAACATATTTATTAGTATTTATAATTATATAAATATAATTCATTATACATTACTAATAATGAATAATATAGGGATCTTAGTGAATGATGGTATAGGTAATCAAATGTTTAAAATATTTGCGGCTATATCATATTACATAGACAATAGTCAGAATTATGTATTATATACAACGAATGACAACGGGTATCGTAAATATTACTGGGATACCTTATTTAGTAATATTAGTCATAAAACATCAGACAAGATAGATATTACTGAAAAATATGTTGCTCCTTATTTTCACTATAAGGAAATTCCTATATATACAAGTGATGTACTATTAGAAGGATATTTTCAAAGTCCTAAATATTTTGAACATAATATCAACAAAATAAGGAGAATTATTGGGATAGATGAGCATATTAATACGGTTTTAACAAAGTATCCTGAATATACTATTAAGAATACCATAACAATTCATTATCGTATGGGTGATTATTTTAATTTGCTACCATGGCATCCTGTTCAGAAACCTCAATATTATATAGAGGCTTTTAAAACATTAGTTAGCAAAGGAGTCGATATATATGATTACGAGATAATTTATTTCTGCGAAGCAAATGATAATGATATTGTTAATAAATATAATTTAGAAATAAATAATGCTCTCAAAGAATTATATGGAAAAGATCTTCAATTTAAAAAAGTATCAGATGATATCCCTGATTGGAAGCAGTTATTGATAATGACATCTTCTAAACATTACATTATTGGCAATAGTACATTCTCATGGTTTGGTGCCTATTTATCATCCTCTATAAATCCTGTCATCTGCTACCCGAATGAGTGGTTAGGGGAAAAATATAAAGAGACTATTACTGATGATTTATTCCCTGAGAGTTGGAATAGAATATATGTAGAGGCTGTGGGAGCAGCGGAAGCTGATAATGTTTCTGATAGAATCAATAATATCAGAATATCTTAGAATATGCTGGCAATCTTCATAATTTCTTCAGCATATTTTGCGGATGGCGTTTCTAAAATTATTAGTGGCATATGTTTATTTTTATTTTTATCATTAAGTAATTCTAAGAATTGTTTAATAGAGTTATAGGGAATTGTTCCCGTATTATCAAACAGAGTTGCGTGTCTATCAACACGACTTCCTTTAGGAACTTTGCTATTGTTAAGGTGTATAGCGACTAAATCGTTGGCATTTTTATGATAAATTAGTTGATATGCTTCGCTTAATTCATATCCAGCTGCCCATATATGTGCTGTATCTAAACATATACCAAGATACTTTTTCTGTTCTGTTGAGAATTGATTATAGAATTCTAAAAACTCATGAAGATTAGTTAATAATTCGGTTCCTTGTCCAGCTGGTGTTTCAAGAACTATCTTAGCATTTATTTCATTCTTATGTAATTCTGCTATAACATATTCGAGAGCTATCCTCATATTTTCTAAACCATATTCTGGCGATTGTGTAGTATGTTTCCCAACATGAACAACAATACCAGAAGAACCGATAAGATGTGAAATATATAGCTCATGTAATAATAATTGTATCCACGCACATTCTTCAATAGGAACAGCACGCTTTCCGTTTTTAAAATCTCTCGCAAGATTGATAGTATATGATGAATGTATGATTGTTTTGAAGTTATGTTTTGCGCAATATTCCTTTATATCATCTGCGATACTCAAATAATTGTCGAGTGAAACAAGAGATAGACTTCTTGGATTAGAAACAAATAGTTGTAGACAATTTCCTCCATTTTTTGTGATTGTTTCCATAGTTTTGATGATTGTTTTCTCACGATTTATATGTGCTCCTATATACAGCTGCGATAGCTGCGATAGCTGTGATAACTGCGACATTCGATTGATTGCTATATACTGAATTATTTAATATATAGAAATCATTTTTTTAACTTTTATATACATGTAATAATAGAAGAACTATGATAAGCTCGGAACGCAAAAGAACACCAAAGTTGCCTTCATCGCCTTCTCGTCCAAGATCACCTATTAGGACGAGATCCACAAGATCTGCTACCGCAGCAGCCGCAACAAAATCCCCGTCGCCTCCTAAAAGATCTCCTTCACCTCCTAAAAGATCTCCTTCACCTCCTAAAAGATCCCCGTCGCCTCCTAAAAGATCTCCTTCACCTCCTAAAAAGAAAGTCAGAGACCCTTATGCTACTCCTTTTTGGCCTCCTTCTGACTATTCAGTTCCCGCCAAAGTAATTGTAAATAGCCCAACACCATTACCTGGAACTCTTGCTAAACACAAGATATTTATTAAAGAATTAAGAACCGTATTAATTAATGAAAAAATAATAGATAGAGATAACCCTCAATTTAAAGAATTGCTCGCAGAACAGCAAAAGTACAATATGAGATTTTTTCGATTAAAACCTCATAATATTATCTGCTTTGTTCGATGCGATTATGATCCTCGTGATAAAAGTGCTCCTCGTGTATTTCACAAGGGTAATAAGGAACCCTATTATGGTAATTATAAATTTACTAATTTATTAAAAAGAAATAATATGGATATGAAATGGTGGGGACAAAATATTTTATATATACATAAAAATCGATTTTAACTAATAAAAAATGAGTTGTTATTTATTATAAATAATAAAATAATAAATTAATAAAATAATAAATATGTTTAATATAATATTTGGGATCCTTGTATTGAAATATGTTTGCGATTATTTTGACAGATGGTGGGCTTCAATATCTCTATCATAATGTTTTGCTCAATCGTCTTCTATATTTATTAACCAAATATATTAAAACACGTTTAGAAGGTTCTCCAGTAATTTCTTTGTTAATTTTTTCAATAAGATAGGTAAAATCATTCTCTATTGTTTCTCTTTTAATCTTCTTTTTATATGCCAATCTTTTGCGCCATACTCTTTGGATAATTATTATTTGAGACAAAGGATAATTATATTTTGAAGTAAAACTTGTTCTATAAAATGTAGGAGTGATATAATCTATAGTAAACTTATTATAAAATAAGGCAAATAGTAGGTTTTTTGAAGTTGTATTAGTAAATTTTTTAGTTGTACTACTATTATTGAATTTATTAAGTAATATTATGGCATTATCAATTCCATAGTTATATACATAGAGTTCCACAGTATGTGATGCCATATTATTATTAATCCATGTTAAAATATGTTCCTCAAGTCTATTATTTAATACTTTGTAGTCTTCATCACAAATGTCTTGTATATTATAATAAATTAGATTAATATTTTTTTGAAATAATTGATTACCAGCAAATTCATATACTGAATAGAGTGTATCATCTTCAAGTTTTTGAATATACCACATAGAGTATTTATTTTATACTATAAAATTTGCCTTAAATCATTTTTTATTATTTTGGAATTACCTTTGTTTTATTTTTAGTTTGATAGTCAAATAATTTATATCTATCTTTTTCAGTCTCTATGTTATTCTTGAAGGTATCGCTTGATTGATATTGTTCTTTCCATGTTCCATCGTTGTATTCCGGACGTTTATATATACAGCTCTTTTTATTTATTGAAAATCCACTTAATAATTCATATTCACTCTCTTTAAGGGCATCTATATCTCTATGAAAATTATTGTGATAATTAAAGATATCCATGTTTATTCTGTCAGCAAATAAATTATTCTGTTGCGTTGTATAAGCACTCGAAAGCGACGACATACTTTTACACGATATATTGGCACTCAGGACTTTTGGGTTATAATTTGTATCATAATCTAACTCAGCATATTCCTTCATTATTCTTTACTTAAAATATATTAATATAAAAATATCTAAATATATTAAAGAAGTAAGGGTACTTAAGGAAATTATGTTTTATGTTCTAACAGCCGAAAACAAAAAGGGTGTTAGTGATCTTCTAAAGACGTCTCCTAACATAACAATATTATATTATTGGAATATGTGCGGACACTGTACTGCCTTAAAACCTATATGGGAAAAAGTATGTATAAAATATAAAAATACGAAGGATTGTGATATATTAAATGTGGAGCAAGAGCAAATGAATCATCTTCCTGTGAAATTTAAGAAGGGGATTAATGGTTTTCCGACTATTGTGAAGTATAAGAATGGAAAAAAGATTGGTGAATATAGTGATGAAAGAGTTTTTAAGAATCTTGATAAGTTTGTTAAAAGTTAATAAATTCTAAAAATTTTTATAAATAAATATAAAAAACAAAAAATATATAAATATATATAAATATATAAATATTACATTATATATATAATTAAGAATGAATGCTTTGGATGCTAATGCGAATGATGATAATATTGTAGATAATATTATCAATCAGGATAGGGTCGAGCCTTCAGAAGATGAATTAGAAACATTCAAGAACCTTGTTAACGACTGGTTTAAATATGATGATCAAATCAGGAAATTAAAGATTGCTATGAAAGAAAGAAAGAATTACCAGCGTGTCCTCAATAATAAGATTGAAGAGTTCATGTTTAATTTCAAATATAATGATCTCAATACACAGCATGGACGTATTAAAACAAATGTTAAAGAGTGTATTGTTCCTATTAAAATGAATGATATCAAGACAAAAATTATTCAATATAAAGAGTTATCAGGTGAGGAATTGTTAAAGAGGATTTTTGAAGAAGATAGACAGACAATTGTAAAGAAGAACATTAAGCGAATAATCCCAAAGGTTTCACTAACAATCTAATAAGCAAGCTATTGTAATATACATTTAACAGGCTTTACAGATTGACATTTATCTTTCTTACACTTTTGAGTATCCGCACATTCCCTTATAATATCATACTCGTAATTAGTAGAATAGAAGGCATTTTTAATATTATTTTTTATAATTGTATTGCTACAGTTAGTACAAGGTCGAGAATATTTTAGGGGATTGTTAAAGCGATCGGGACCAATCCTTACAACATATATATCACATTCATTAAGTATATGCTTCTTCTTCTTGTGAATACTCGCAATCGCCGCAACTTCTGCGTGAATACTAAAGTCCGCCATATAATAATTAAATCCCGAACCAATTATCTTATCCTTATATACTATTATTGCTCCGTGTTTGTGGTTATACATAGGGGATTTAATGGCGATCTTTGCGGCAATATTCAAATAATATTTCTGTTTTTCATTAGAATGACGAGCACATGTGCTATCAATACATTCGAAATAATTGGATGTGTAATATCCAGTTCTGTTCATCCTTCCGGAGTTCTTTCTTATTTTATTAACGGTTGAGCCGCCACGCTGCGCATTTCTTACATCTACCATATTTGCTGTAAGTTTAATTAACTATCTTCTGTAGTTTTATATGTGTAATTATTTATATATATTTTGCTTGAAAAATACTCGTGTATCGTACACTATCGTAGACTATCGTACTTGCTACTCATAACAATTATCATTCAACATGATTATTTTTTACAATCATATATAAAAAAATAATACTTAAGGCGTATAATACGTATAAAGGCATATATATAGTAATTCCTAAGCGATGTTGTTAGTAATAGCTGTTGTTCTTATATTTCTATATCTTCTTAGATAGCTGGTGATTGATTATTCTCTTCTAACTCATGTTCAAAACATAGATTGTGAACTATTAGGTTGTTTGTGCGACCTACACGCTGAGCTCTTCCAATCGCCTGTTGTTTATCTACAGCCATAGAATGAAATATAATTACGTCTGTCGCATAATTAATGTCAATTCCATATCCAGCATATTGCGTTGTTAATAATATAACGTTGATAATTCCATTTTTAAAATCTTTCAAAACATTCATCATATGCGAGGTATTTCCCTTTAATTCAGCAAAGGTAATACCATTCGATACTAATAATTTGATAATATTAGTAAATACATCAACCCTGCTAAACACAATAAACTTGCCTTCGGGTTTATTTTTAATTATTTCTAATAAAGTATCCTCTTTATTAAGAATACCCTTACCTATCCTATTTGTATTTTCACAAACAGGAATAATTTCGTTTTTAATATCGTTCTTAATACTTACAATAGCTGTTAAGTCTTCAGTACTTTTAATTTCAGCACGACAATCAGGACATTTCTTATTAATAGAGCTATGCGAGCTATGCGCATTCAGAAACTTGAATAGGCAACCTCCGCAAAATATATGTGTACATTCTAATATAATAGGTTGTGATACATTATCCAAGCAAATAGAACAGATTTTACTATTAATCTCAGTAATTCGCTCAGTCAAATCCTTGATCTTCCCTTCAATAATTGTGATTTCGTTGTCAATCGTTTTCAAACGGTTCGCTTTATTCTCCTCTAATATATCAAGGCCTGATATATACTCACGCTCTTTCTGCTTATTCGATAAGTTTTTATTCATATCCGCACAAATTAGTGCAGCAATTCCTTCTTCAGTCTCATTCTTTCCTCCTAAGTCTTTAATAGCTCCTGAAATATCATTAGCATTTATTTTGTCTAATATAGAACTATTAATATATTTTTTAATGATCTTCAAATACTTTGACATTTTACATAGATGATAATATTCAATAATAGATGGTATCTTGAAACTTTCCCTTACAAAATCTTTATTACATTTAACTAAAATATAGTTAATATAATCCTCTCTAAGTATATCCTTGATATTATAATATTGCGAGTAAGATGATGAAGATATCTTATTACACATATTAAAATATGTTCCACTAATTAACCAAATAAATAGGTAGTTAAATATTTCAATCTTGTTAATAATATCATGGCATTCGTCTATCATGATACGCTTCCAGTTATATATGAAATGTTTGGTACCGGACAAAGGATAGCAGACATAATAGTCTAATAATCTGTCAAGCGTCGTGTTTTTAATTAGGACGACATCAAATTGATTGAAGTAATCTATGATTTGACGCTCATTATTTTTGTTAGTAGCAGGCAGATTTTTCTTAATAAAGTTTAAATCCTCTATGGCAATATACTTGAGGTCTGTCGATTCTTTTAAGGTTTTTTCCCACTGTACATAAACGGGACCACGTGGAACTATAATGAGCGTTGAGTTAATCATATTATCCAAATTAGGAAGGCTTAAATTCTCGGTTTCTGCTGTAAAATAATTATATGCTTTTGCGCTGTGAAAACTATGTACCTTTGCTGTATTAATATGAATATTATCTAACGGATTATGAGCAATTATAGATAATGCTGTAAGGGTCTTGCCGTATCCTACAATATCACCAATAATACCAATATTTGTGGAAATCTTGATAGTATATGGGTTATTAATTAAGCTAACATCTCTGTTTTTATATTTTATAGAGCCGACATTTTCCATATAAGTTGCCTTGTATAAGCATGCTAATTGATGAGGTTTAAGGAGTTTCTTGATTTTTGTAGGTTGTCCGCTTCTCAAAGAATTACCATCCAATTCAATATCGTATATCAAATTATTATTCTCGGTCAAAGACATTATAAGCTATTATTATTTATATCATATATATTTTATATCAATTTTTATATTTCATCACATTTAAATATAAATAAAAATAAAAAACATATAAGAATATTAATATTATACTAATTATAATAATTAAAATGTCAACGAACGATGATAATGCTGTTGTAGATACTGCGGTTGCTGACGCTGTTCCTGAAGCTGTTTCTGAAGCTGTTCCTGAAGCTGTTCCTGAAGTAGTCCCTGAAGTAGTCCCTGAAGTAGTTCCTGAAGTAGTTCCTGAAGTAGTTCCTGAAGTAGCTGCTGAACCTGTTTCTGAAGTAGTAGCTGAGACTCCTGTAACTGTTCCTGAAGTAGTAGCTGAGACTCCTGTACCAAATGTCAAGAAGATTGTATTTGCGCTCCCTGGAGACAATTTTAGTTCAAAGTTTTTGATTGCTTGGACTGCGACTATAAGCAAACTATGGGAAACACGAAAATACGACATTATGATTTCACCTGCTACCGGTTCATATGTTCCTTTCGTAAGGATGTCAACACTCGGTCTTGATGTTCTTCGTGGCCAAGACCAAAAACCATTCAACGGACAATCATTCGACATATGGATTACCATAGATAGTGATATCGTATTTACTTTTGAACAAGTCGAAAAACTAATTCAGGCTACTGATGAACATCCAGTAGTTGCCGGAATGTATAGAATGTCTGATTTAGTTAATTATGCGTTTGTAAAAGACTGGAATGAGACATATTTTAAGACAAATGGTACCTTTCAATTTATAAAACCTGAAGAGATTGATATATGGAAAAAAGAGACTGAATTCAAATACTTCCCTGTTGTTTATAGTGGCATGGGTTTTATGGCTATTCGCAAAGAAGTGTTTGACAAAATTAGATATCCGTATTTTGATTCTGAAGTTATAACTATTCATACAGAAGACGGCAAAGTAATCCGTGATATTTGTAGCGAAGATGTAAGCTTCTGTAAGAAAATTACAGAAGCCGGTTATCAAATTATGGTGAATACTGATATCCGCGTAGGACATATTAAATCACTTGTAATTTAAAATATTATAAGTATAAGTATAGATATAGATAATGCTCGAACCCAAAGATTTATTTAACTATCTATATTGGCTTATAGAGTATATAGGATATTTTAACTTTCTAATATTAATTGTAATCCTATATATCGCATACTATCTATTGTCAAACACCTTTATGTTCATCATGTTTCTAATTATTGGTATAATTATCGGAATATATATAAGCTATTATATGAAAATGATGTAATTTTTTTTTCTTTATTCAAAACATTCTATTTTTGAAAAACATTCTATTTTTGAAAAACATTCTATTTTTGAACAGCATTTGCGACAACAGGTACATTCACTTGTGTCGCAAGACTTGGGGGACTTTCAGGGCTTGCCGGGCTTACTGGGCTTACAGAGCTTACAGAGCTTATTATTGAGCCTATTATAGAGCTTGAACTACTTTTTTCAACTACAGGAGCTTCGACTGCTGGAGCTATAGGAACTTCGACAGCAGGAACTACAGGAGCTTCAACAGCTGGAACTACAGGGACTTCTGGTGAGACTCCATCATTTCTACTTAATGACGAAGAAGAATTTATTAATGAAGAAAATAAAGAACTTGAGCTATTGTTATTTTGATTATCTGAATAGGGATCTTCTATATTAGATGTGTCATTATAAGGAGATTCAATAGCATCTGTCGGAGCATCCGCATAAGGATCATCATTAATAAGAGCATTATCATTCACTCCATTCACGCCATTCTCGCCATTCACGCCATTCTCACCATTCACGCCATTCTCACCATTCACGCCATTCTCACCATTCACGCCATTCTCACCATTCACGCCATTCACGCCATTCATACCATTATCATCTATCACTTCTTCTGAGCTTGTAGTAGTACTTGAGGAACTTCCAAACATTAACCAATATACTACCCCTAATATGAGTATTATTACTACAAAGATTGCGATTCCTATAAATACCCATTTTAAAGTATCCATCATATTATTTTCAAATTTAATAGCTTCTTCACTCGGTTTCTTAACTTCATCTACCGGTTTAAGAGGTACCAGTGGTGTTGTTGTAGCTGGAGGTACTGGAGGTACCGCAGGTGTTGTGGTAGCAGGAGGCACAGGAGGCACAGGAGGTACCGCAGGTGTAGTGGTAGCTGGAGGTACTGGAGGTACTGGAGGTGTAGTGGTAGCAGCCGCAGCAGCCTCTACTTGTTGTGTGTATTTTTCTAATTTATTTATTAAATATTCATGTTTGATAAGTTCAAGCTTATTTACAACTTCTGATACATTCATTATAAAATTTATAAGTCTTCTATATTAAGATTTCAATAAAAAAATATGATTTTCTTCATATTTTATTAGATATACAATATATAAATGAATATAATTAAACCTGTTTATGTTTATAAATGGGTAGATAGCAAGCAACATATCAAATATGTATTTGATCCTTATGCTAATAATTATAATTCATCTATTAACATAATTAAAGAACCTATATATCAAGACAGTAGCAAAGAAGATGCTATTAACAAAATAGCATATTATATTAACGCTAACGCCGCTACTGCTGCCGGCGACAATAAAACTCCCTATTATACATGGGTTAACAAAGAGTCCTTTTTATTTGATATTGAAACTATTAAATGGAAAGGTTATAACATTAATCCATTCAAATCGACAGATAGAAAGTCTGAAGATATAAATGAGGCTATCGATATAAATTATAATAAGTCCATAGAATTGTTTGAAACTACTGATATAATTAATATTGTATTTAAAAGTGATTTTAGTGATGACAATAAATACTACTATGATAATATTAAATTTAAAAGTAATAATTATAAAGCAGACAGCAACCGCAAGATAAATGAATTATACAAGCTAAAAATAATAAATAATAAAAAAACATCCGATGAATATTATAATGTTGTATTCGCCGCTAAAATAACAGACATACACCCATTAATCACAATATTTGACAAATTAACAGCATCTCATAAAATACAACTAATCCAATATATTACCGATCAAAACAAAGCCTACTATAAATTATACAAAAAGCATACCTTCAAAAATAGAAAAGAAATGAGCAGATTATTTAAACTAAACAAAGACAGCAAAGAATGTATCAATATATATTATACAAAAAACATCTTTATTACAATATTTACTAATGGTATTATTAACTTAACTTTCAACTACTCAATTGATAAGGGTTCTAATATAAATGATATAAACAAATACAAAGATGAACTGAATGAATATATTAACAAGGTTTTAAATATCAAAGTGGTATTTAAGGAAAAGTTAATAAATGCTCGCATTCTATACTATGTTAATAAAACGAAATACGATGACTTAAAGAAAGAGATTCGAGGATCTACTATATTTGTTAGCGGAAAAGATGAAGAGTTTTACTATTATAAAAGAACTGCTAATTACAAAGATAGAAGCGCAATTGATAGAAATATTAAGAATGAAATTGATAATAACGATATTAAAATGAAAGCTAATGATGCTGTTGCCGATATAACAGATACAAGAATTATTGTTAAAAAAGAAAGCGGTGGATATATGATTGACGTAAAGAATGCTAAGTCTTTCTTTGAGTTTGAATGCTTGGAGTTTTGGATATCCAAAATAATCGAGAGTTCCGTAAAAGACACTCAATCCTCAGATCATGACCCAGAGCCAGAGCCTAACCCTATTAATGCTAAATCTCCCAAAGTTAGCACAGGCATTCACAAAAATGACAGCGAAATAAACAGCTCAAGCGGTAGTGATGATATACGAATACATATGCTCGATAAATACGCAAAAACATCGAGCGAATCAAGCGGAGGGAATGGTGATGACAATACTAAATATTTAATAAATAAACTAAAGATTGCTGACAGAGATATATGGGGTGTCTATAATAAATCTCGCAAATGTCAAAAAGATCATCAACCTCTTCCATTAACCGCCCAAGAATATAATGATTTGACAAAAAAAGGCTACAAGTTTGATAACTTTATGGTTCATAATAAAAATCACTATGTATGTCCACGTATTTGGTGTCCAAAAAGTAATGTCCCCCTTGATGAAAGCGATCCCAACGCTAAATGCCCTGCTGCTAATGAAAAACCTATGCTACTGAATGAAGATATGAAAAATAAAAACAAACCAAGATATGTCTACTTAAAGAAAAAGGATAACATCCCATGTTGCGGTAAAAAACTAACTATATATGATGATGCTGCCGCTGATGCCTCTAATGATGATGCTGCTGTTGACGCAGGAATTGACGATGTATCTGATGATATAAAGGAAGATGATGCACCTGTTAAGCCTATAGTCAAACCCAAACCTAAGCCTGAAACTAAGCCTATTGCTGCTAAAGTAAATAAACAAGATGCTGATAAGAATCATATTATGAAAAAATACCCTATAGAAAAGAAAGATAGATACGGGGATATTCCAAAAGAATTATACAAAATACTTTATCCAAATAATTATGAAGAGTTTTTTGAAGGATGCCTTTCTCCTAATAATATTAATAAGAAAAAGTGTATATTGAGAAAAGGTTTAATTAATATTGAGGACATTTCCGAAAAATATGGTAATCGGTATGATAATATAATAAATACAATAGCATACTTAGTAGGAGAAACAAAGGAGTCCTTTGTAGAAAATATTAAGAATAAAATAGATATCATCATATATATCTCACTTGATAACGGAAACATCTGTAGAGATTTTGGTGATTATGAGCCAGTATTGTATGAATATAATAGAGAGCTTTATGGTGATTTAAAAAAACACATTCATACTATTAATAATAAATATAATATCCAGATTGACCTACCTAAGTTTGATAGTAAGAATGAAAAAGCTGTATTTAAAATATCACGTCTCCTATATATTTATAAGTCTTATAGAAAATTTATAGAATATATAGCAGCAGATAATTATCCCGATGACAAGGGTATCCAATATCTATATAGTATAATAGCATTCCTATATAAAAAGTTATTAATAGTCTGGGAGAATACTATAAATTCAAACAGTAATGCTCCAAGTGTTGATTTGCTTGTCCCCGATTATATAAATGACATCATAGAATATTACGGATTACAAAAAAAGACAGAGATAATAATGATATTAAAAGAAAAGTGGAATTTTAATGGCAACCATGAAGAAAATAAAAAGCATAAAGACAATAAATTATATGAATTAATGAAAGACCGTGACAATATATATTTCTATGAACCTTTAATAATCAAAACAATTAATCTTGAGAAAAAACATTATGCTCTGAGTGAATTCCCAAATATAATGGAAATAATTAATTATCAGCCTATCAACAGTATATTAAGTAATCTAAAATATATTAATAATTTTATAAAAGACGAAAGTGCCAAGTATAGTATCGAAACCCTAATAATTAATGATGATTATACTGTTGACAAAATAATGCTCAAAAACAATATACTTATTCGCTTTAACCCACAAGGCACCATTTTATTACCCTATTTAATCAAAGAGCTTAATATTAAGAACGTGGTTTTCTTAGATGATATCGTTGATACTGAATACAAAATCACAATTACTAATCACATATATGCTCAGTTTCTTAAAAAAATAAATCAACTAAAAGACTTCAATATTACTGTAGATATTGGCGTAAATAACGATATGAACACCGAGATTACAAAAAACATTCTTACAATTCACAAAGATCACTATGATGATGACCGTGTCAGCAGAGGCAGCGTTATACTTTTTGGAAAGAAGAATGAATTTGAAGAATATAATGATAAAAACACAAAGGTCATAAACAAATGGTTAGAATTGAGGTCGCTTGTTAAAGACAGACTGTCATCTATACTTGAAACTAAAAATAATAAGATTGTCGAAAATTCTAAGAAGTCAAGAATAGAATTTATTAAATATCTTGTAGGTCTGTTTGATAACGGCTCACATAGCTCCCGTAGTAAAGAAAAAATACAAATAATATTAGAGGAGATACCAGTATTCACAAAGGATGGTCTGAATAATTGGTACGCAAGCACACTTTTACATACTAAATATGATTATATTAATGGTTTGTCTGATAACTTTGTAGATAATGGCACCGAGCTATTATTTACACAATTTTTAATAGAAAAAAACATACCTAAGAATATCCTATATTATCACGAAGCAAACCCACGAATAATACATGACATACATGACAATACCGTTGTTAATTATGACAACACATATGACGATGCCAAAAAACACAATAATATAGATAGAGCAAACAAGGAAAATCGAGCTGTTGCTGATATAGTTATCAAGATGCCTCAAATGTTTGAAGGAGAACCAAAAGACTTAAACTCTAAATGGACAAAATACAAGAAGAAAATATGGTGGCAATTAAAATACATTAAGAATGATTATATACCTAACAATATTATAGAGCTGTTCAGCTACTTTAAATCACTTGATAATGATATTGTTAATAATTATAGTGATATTATCGAGAAAACATTCAAACATTATCATCACGAATTTAATAAAGGGATTAAGGATGGTTTGGTAGATAACAAAAAGGAGATTAAAAAGATATTTAAAGATCCACATTTTTATACTTCCTATATAAATGCCATGAACCAACTTAATAATACTAAAAAAATATTTAAAACTGTTGAACTATTCTTAACAACCTATTTTTATAAAAGTGAGACAGCAGAAAGGCTCGCAATATTAAATAATTTAAGCACATCTGAAGAATATGTCTATCATCCTAATGAGAGTACCTTTTTTAACATTTCGAAGGTTCTTAATATATCTATATTAATTATACATAATCGTGCGGAATATGGTAAAGCTGCTAACATAAGCAAGCGAGCAGATGACAAGGATTTATCTATAACTACATCAATATTTAAAGCAGACAATAATGAATTAGATAGACCACTTTTAATACTATATAGAAAGAATGACAAGATACATTTGAGCTATTATGTTATTCGAAATATGAATACCAATAACATTATATACACCGAACTAAAAGATGCTCCCGAAGAAATCAAGACGATGATAATGAATGCTAAAAAAACGAGCACATATTCTTCATCAAGTAGCACACAAACGAGTAATATATAATTAGCATATAAGGGAAATCATAATTAAATAATATTTATATTAAATAAAATGAGTGATACAAATGAAAGATTAGAAGATAATAGATTAAACATAATAGCATCTATATTAGAATATCTAAAAGGCAAACAAAAATCAAGAGAGAAGATAAAGTTTGACGGATTCAAATATGAAATTATTAAAAAAATATCAATTCTAAAAAATATTGAAAAGTCAAATAGTTATATAACAAATAGACTTGACACAGTTCTATTTGAATATTATATATTGTATATAAAAGATGTAAATGAATTATTTGGGGCATATATAATATATAATACAGACCGTAAAGATAGTGGCGTATATCATAGTAAAATATACAACCTAAAATTTATGGATTCTGAACAAAAAACTTTTGATATTTTACTATATAATATAAATAGTAAAATAATAGAATCGCAATCTTCGCAATCTTCTTATACTGTATCAAAACAAAAGAGATTATTCAATCCTTTTACATCTTTTTGGAATAAATCAAGCACATCCAGCATAGGAGGACAAAAATTAACCTATAAATTGAATGGTGAAAAAATAGCATTATTACATAATAACAAAAAAATCCAAAGAAGTATTTATACTAAAGAAAAAGGAAAGACTAAATATTGTAAAATAAATAACAAATTTATTTTATTAAGTAAATTAAAAAATAAAATAATAAAATAACTAATATAACTAATAACTAATATAACTAATATCTAAACCAACCTACAAATCTACTTAATAATCACCTTCTGTTGAGGAAGTTTATAACACTTACTCTTTTTAATTTCTTTTTGATTAATTATGATCTGTAAATCATCATTCGTATATGTTTCATCAGGTATATCTTCCTTATCTTCTTGAATCACATTAAGCTTATCCGCTTTCGCTGCTTTCGCTTTATCAACTTTGGGATCACCCATATTCTTTAGTAGTTCCATCATATGTTCCTCATCAATCAAAATGCGACTGTCGCCTGTACCGCATGGTGGCTGTTGACCAAGCATGACATTTGCCGATACACCATTCACCTTGTCATATTCAGCAAATATACTTGCGTTTATAAGCATATCCGTGGATTCTTCGAATGATGATTTGGCAAGTGGTCCAATATCACCACGATTAATTCCATGTCTATCAATCGACATTAATTGTCCTTTGTATGTCATCGTATCGATTAGAAGTGACATATGCCTGTAATTCATAGAACCTTCTGAGACAACCGCAAGCAACTCCTTGTATAATGCGTTGCGAGATGCTTCAATCCCAAGCGTCTCATATATTTCCCGAATATCATTCGATATTGTTCGTGATGTATCGATATTACCATTCGCAAGGATATCTATGAGATTTGTTCCATCTGTATCAAGTACCCACTCTAATATAGTATCAAATTTATTCGTTTCATCATTATATTTAGTATAATTCTTTTTATTCAAAGATACCTTCCTAATACCCTTGTATCCTTTTAGTAATACTTGATATACAATATTATGCTCAATCGCCTTGATAGTAGCAATCTCATCTTTCTCATCAATTCCATTAAATGCCTGTTCAGTCATCTTAATACGAAATACGCATTCGTCCGCATTATCATCACTATATACACAATCAATATATTTGTCATATGATGTTTTCAACTTAGTATAAATATCTATCATCTTGAGACCAAACGTATTCATCTTCTCTTTGTCAAATACAAGACGTAATACCCATGGCGATGTTGTTCGTGCCTTACAAATATTATCATCTATTTTTTCAAATTCTTTATAAATACTCATGATTCCCACATCCTTCTCAATATTTGTCTCATATATCTCATCACTATCCCAATATATTTCGCTATGCTTTAGAATATCGCTGAGTTTTGTTATCTCTATAGAATTCTTAATGTTAATCGCATTATTCTTTGTAATATCAATACGAGGATCATTAAAATCGCCATTCTCGTCTTTTAGCGGATTAATAACACAAGATACATCTGGTTTCATATAGATAATCAAAGTAGGTGTCTTCGTTTTCTTTGTAGCCGAAAGAATTTCCTTCAATCGTGGTACACCTGATGTAGCCTTCACAGCAGCAGCAGTCCCTGATACGTGGAATGAATCGAGAGTCATCTGTGTACCCAATTCACCAATCGTTTGCGCAGCAATTATACCAACCATATCGCCTGGTTGCGCAAGTGCCTGATTGAAATACTCGTATATTTGTGATACAATCCAGTCGAACGTTTCTTTGGTGAAATGAAAATGTACAATTAGTTTCTTAGGGTTCAAATGAAGTCTTAGCAATATGTTGAAATATAACATACCTTGAATCCTATCCTTGACATACAAGTCTGCCTTAATCTTCTCAATAGAATCCAATACATAATCTGGATATAGATCAGTCTTGATATTCTTAATATTAAGAGCAACCAAACGCTGGTGAGCAATATTGATTATTCTGTCAAAGGGAATAGGATAATTAATAATATATTTCTTCTCACTATTAAAGACCTTCTTAATAAGGAAGTCTTTGTCTCGAAGCATATCCTCATAATGCTCTGAGCATTTTCTATAAGTCTCAGCATTTATAGTTTTGTAAGCCTCTTCTGTCATATGAATATCAAGATGCTCAGAGCTTTTCAAGTTATATTCATTATCTAATTCAATATTATTTTTATTAATAGTATTAATAAACTGTGTCTCAATCTTACATCCATCCATACCATCTTCACCGTATATATATTGGATTATAGAACCTGTAGCAGTTCTCACAGTATTATCATAGTTGATCTTGCTATCTTCCATGGCTTTTACTAACCTTCTCTGAATGTATCCGGTCTCTGATGTCTTAACAGCGGTATCAATAAGTCCCTGACGTCCTCCCATAGCATGAAAGAATACTTCTTGTGGTGTTAGACCACTAATAAAACTATTCTTTACAAATCCACGTGCTTCGGGACCATCATCATATTTAGTATAGTGAGGTAGGGTTCTGTCAGTAAATCCATAAGTGATTCGTTTGCCATCGACATTCTGTTGGCCTACACAAGCGATCATTTGCGCTACGTTAATTTCCTTGCCCTTAGAACCTGCTTTAACCATATTAATCATACGATTGTTAGTATCATCAATCTGATCTAAACTAATTTTACCAACATTATTTGTGGTTTTATCGAGGATCGCAATAATTTCACGCTCAATATATTCTTCGTTGCTAAATATACTATTATTATCAATAATACCACGCCTAATGTCATCTAACTTGTCATACGCAAGATTTTTCATTTCCTTAATCTTGTTTTTCAGAGTCTCTTCAGTTTTTTTGTCAGGCACTAAGTCGCTAATACCGACACTAAAGCCCGATGTTAATAGCCAGCGACATATTAATCGCTGAGTATTGTCAAGAAACTTACGAACTTCGAATGGTCCATAATCGTGATATATTACAGGGATTAACCCTGTTGAAATATCATGAAATGTTTTTTTATCAAGAGATCCTGAGTTGGCTGCGATAACACTATTATTAACAATAAAATGTTCTTCTTTCTTATTTTTCAAGTTAATAAAGAGGCCTGGTGGTAATATTTGAGAATATGCTTCTTTGCCAGAATACATATAATTATCATCAGGTTTATTCAGCTTTCCCTTGAAATAACTATTAACCATCTGAATATTCGCAAGCGTCTTATCTTGTATCCTCGTATAATCCTTTGTTAACCTATAAGAACCCACAAGAGTATCCTGAACAACCTCTATAATCGGCTTGCCATCTCGAGGAGCCAATATCATATAAGGAACTGCCGCAATATCCATTAATTCACTCATCGTTTGGATATTTTGCGGGCAATGCAAGTTCATCTCATCGCCGTCAAAATCTGCGTTATATGGAGGCGTATCTAAAACATTAAGACGAAACGTTTGGTAAGGCATAATAACAACCTTATGACACATCATGGACATCTTGTGAAGCGATGGCTGTCTGTTAAACAGAATGAAATCACCGTTTGTTAAATGTCTGTGGACGATATCACCATTCACAAGTTCGGCAGCATTCTTTTCACGTTCAATAGAATGCTTTAGATTGATAGTTCGTGTGCTCTTTTTAATATACTTAGCACCTGGCCACGTCTCCGAGCCGTTCTTGACTAATTCTCGCATCTTGTCTATGTTATACTCATTAACAACCTCAGGGAATGTGATATTAACAGCAACTTTGATAGGAACACCAAGTTCGTCTATGCTAATATAGGGATCTGGTGTAATTACTGATCGAGCTGATTGATCGACACGTTTACCATTAAGATTGCCACGAATACGCCCTTCCTTCTTTTTCATACGATCAGAGACGGACTTGAGCTTTCTTCCGTTTCTTTGCTGAGCTGGGGCGAGACCGGGCATTTGATTGTTAATGAATGTGAATACGTGGTATTGTAATAACATAGCGACATATTTGATTGTTTCTTCAGAAGCACCTTTACATATCTTCTCAGATAGCTGCTTATTTGTTTTAATAATATCGCTTAGTTTATGGGTTAAATCATCTTCACGCCTTTGCCCGTTTTCTTCAATAATACTCGGACGCACAGCTGGAGGAGGAACGGGTAAGACGGTGCATATCATCCATTCTGGTCTATTCCATTTTGGATTAAATCCCATCATATCCATTTCTTTTTCAGTTATACGTGAGAATATTTTCAGTATATCTTCGGCAGTAAACTCTTGGACAATTTTGTCAGCGACCTTTTCGCCATTCTTATTTGCTTGTTGCTTTCGGTCTTTCCATTCCGCAATTATTTTCATGGAGTTTTCCTTAGTATACTTTGTTGGCTGGACAGCACCACAGCCGATTGTTCCATCATCACCACAAACACGAATTTTAGTTGTCGTATTACATAATTTAAAGTAAGCCTCCCATCTTTTCTGGTTATTCTTAATAGATAAGATTCTTTGCATGTCATGTTTGAACTCTTTGTCGGTATCGGCAGATATCAGACATTTTGAACATTTATAACATACACAATTAAGTAATTTCTTGACAATATCAAAGAACATCGCATGAAATACGGGCTTTGCGAGCTCTATGTGTCCAAAATGACCAGGACAGAATATATTCTTTTGCTCACAAGTACAGCAAATTCTGTTATGCTCTAAAACTCCCATGCGAGAATCAAATAAACCTCCGACAATCGGTTCGCTACCCGCATAAGTATCTGTTTTAGTAATTTCTACAACAGATCGATTTCTAATTTCTTGCGGACCAAGAACACTAAATTGTATTCCTCGAACATCTTGAATTTCAACCTTTTGGTCATTATAGGACAGTTCAGGGTAAATTGACATCTCTCTTATTAATAGTAGTTAAAATAAGTCGCCTTATGCTTAAACTATTTTGATAATTATATAAATCAATTTTTATATATTTGTCAAATATTATTAATATAATATGATAATAATATGAATATAAAAAAATAAATAAATCAAGTTATTAATTGTTATTATTTATATAATCTCAATTTTTTATTAACATATTTGAAGCTATCTTCTTCAATAGTCCAGTCATCTAATCCATAAGGAAGTGCCGCCAATAATATCTCACATGGTGAATGATCAGGTGTATTACATAAATGAGATATACATGCGAATATTGCCAAATTAATATCAAAATTGTCAAATAATCTAAATAGCGAAAGATCAAGGTCGGTATTGCCAGATGGCCCACATACTACCATTTGTTTATGCTGTCTCATCAATCTAACATAAAAGTTCTTCTCATTTATCTCCCAATATTGTAATCCGGATATCCATGGAAGTATATTGTTTTTTATAATGTAATTACTATCTTCCCTTATATATTCTAATTCACGACTTGATACTTTAGGATAAGCATCTTTAATATTTACTAAATATTTAGAAATCTTTTTGGCTCGTGGTTCCCTTAATATATCAACAATCGGAAATGCCGTCATTCTTGAAGCTGCTACAGAACCGTCCGCAGCTAAACTAACAAACTTACAAGGTAATATACACCTGCTATTCTCGCATTTTTTAATATATTTATTAAACTTTGCTATACTCTGGATTCCTGTTAGATTATATAATCTTTTTTGTAAGATGCTAATACTCTCTTTAGTAAAATGCTTTTTATTTTCAACAGCCCACAGTATTACATAGCATCCGCTCATACAAAAATTCATAATTAATGTTAGTCGCTCACGAATATTACCTTTGTTAATAACCTCATTAATATATTTAGTTGGTATTTGTCCTGTGTTAAAACTTTTAGGAGCAGCTGTGTGTCCTAAATACTTTTCTAAAATTGTATTCTCAACTGCCTTAATGTCTCTCGCATAATTTTTAAGAAGATCTCTTAATTTGAAGCATACATCCCTAACATATTCTTGAGTCTTCTTATTATCAGAACAACTCTTAGATAGTTTTCGTAATTTTTCTAAATCAATATCTGTCATATTGATGATGTCTCTATACATAAAAAATATAAAATATAAAAATAATACATGTAATACAAATTTAAACATATAGATGAGAGCTCAGAGGGCTTTCTTAAGTCTTAGGGAGAGTGTATGTGGAAATCCACTTCTCATCTACCTTGTAATAACATTCTGCCCAACCATTAACAGACTTTCGATTAGGATTATAAATACGATGATGAGTAAGAGCAAAACTGCTTATTGATTTGTAAAACTTCCCTTCGCATATTATAACATTCTTGAAATAATCATAGGTACCAATTCTTATTTTTGTATCAGTTTTACCAATTTTGTGCTTGATGAGTTGCCCATCTGTAAAACAGTCTCCCATATTACGACGCTCTTTTACATTCGAATTCTTGGAGAATTGTGTTAAATTTGAACAAGACCCTCCTTTATTTACGCAACTATCGTCTTCAATATCTTCTTCGACATCTTCTTTGACATCTTCTGGTATTGGCAAAACTTCATCCATCAGGTTAAAGTATTTGATGACTTTTTCTGGTGTAATACGAAAGAATCCTGTAGAAGGCTGTAGGCTATCGAGGTTTTCTGGGTATTGCTCCATAAGAGTATGGAGAGTTTTTTCCTTTTCAAAAGGATTGCGTACCTTCTTCGCAATAACAATATTGTAAGAAGTAGGAAGCTTCCAAATATTAGAGGCATTCGCAGCATTCGCAGCATTCGCAGCATTTGCTTCGCTTAATATTTCTTCAGGAGTCCTCTTTGTGATACCAATCTTGAGGATACCAGGCATCATAGGGATCGAGAAGCAGTAGATATATCCTTCAGTCATTATGCTTGGTATTTGCTTGTTGTTCGCTTGGTGTTTGCTTGGTGTTTGCTTGTTGCTTGTCTGTTGCTCTTGTTTGGTCTTTAATTTTAATCCAAAAACGAGTAATCATTTTTGGATTAAAGGAGGTCATTATTAGTACAATTTGATACATCAATCTTCTTTAGCTCAAACTCTCTATTACTTTTATAATTACTTTTTGTCTTATTAAGTTTATAATACGCATCTCTAAATAATGTTCCTGCATCTTTAGAATGCACCTGTGAAATAAGAGCTCTATCCTTGTTTTCATCATCATCTGCTCTGTAGTCATCGTCATTCGCGTCACCAGCATCACCTGCATCGCCAGTCTCATCAGTCTTATTAACATAACAGGACACACCAGCATAGATAGAGTCATCATGGCAATCTACTACGGTATTAAAGCGTGTTCTTGCGTTGTTATTGTTGAAGTTGCGAGTAATTATAGGTGTATTTGAGATTATGGGGTTATTATATTTTTCTATTAAATCGGATATAAATACAAATTTAACAGTACGATTATTATGATTAGAGCTTTCTGAGTAAGATTGAATTATTCTAAATAGACTATCAGTAAGTTGTAAATAATAGGATTTATTAGTATATTTAATACATGATGATAAGATATCATTACGACGTGTTGTAATATATGTTTTAAGTAATTCAATAATTCCTAATATAAGTTTAATATCATTAGTATATCTGTCTTTGATAGTAAGGTTAACTAAACACTTTATAAAATGATCGTTAATATTCGCAAGTATTATCTCAACAGCCTTCTTAGTTATAAAATAATCGTCCATCCTGTCTTTCTATTATTATAATTATAATCTATTAAATAAATAACATTTATATAGTTGATTAGTTAATCTTTTTTAGTCTAAAAGATAATATGGGTTCTCGTTAAGTAATTTCTCTGTTAATTCCTTTTCCTCGCACTCCTTATTATATTTCTCTATCCGTGATAAACAATATGAAAAAAAACCAGCAACAAACTTACATATGTAAGTATTACACATATACAATTTTATCTTACACTCCTTAAATTATGTTTATTTATTATTTATTGCTTAAACATTTATATTTATAATTATTTTATTATTTTAGTAATTACACCTTATTTCTACGACGACTACTGTCGCTGTCTTGTGAATCAGTATTCACTCCCAGTAATCTTTTAGCGTTATGTGCTTGGAATGTCCTATCTCTTATCAATTGTTTCAACTGTTCACAAATAGCCTCTTTATTATTTTCATTATATTCATTCGGTGATACTTTGTTTAGCAGCAAATAAGAGGCTTCAACCATATGCTTAATATATCTCAACTCAGTCTTTACAATAATATCATTTGTTTGTTCTTTTTCAAAAAAAGCATGTCTTACTTTGTTATATATTGTTCGCAGAGTAGATGCTCCTTGCTCATAAAATCTTAAGTTTATTCTATTATAGGTATTACCTTCTTCGACATTATCATAAGTTCTTTCATAAGGATAGCAATTACCAGAAGAAAATAGAATGTCCATTTTAATACTATCTTTAGTGAATGGTAGAGCATCCTCATGAACAACTTCAAATAATAATATTTTGATTAAGCTTTCATATTTCATATTCTCAGGGTTTGATGATAACCATTTTTTAATTGGCATCAACTCTTGAACATCTTTGCGCATAATAGTATATAACGAATTGAGATCTATATTATTTTGCTTTGAATACCATAAATTATTTTGATATATTCTTCGAGCATGGTTAAGATCATGCCAGAAAAAATTACTTGGTGTTTGCATGTCTTCGTCGACAAATGCTTCATCAAATATTATTCCACAAGGTTGTATACGTGAATATCTGTTTCTTATTAGTGTGGTAGCTCCAACATTCTGTAGTATAGGTAATATAAATACGTCAGGAGCATTATCTAATAAATAGTCTAAATAGTAATGGTATCTCTCGCCGAAATAAACAGTCGCATAATGTGATTTCCATACATCTCCTTGTTTCTTGTTCTTTAATTCTATATTGATCAAATCAACAAGGCTAATAGCCTGTACCATAACCCGTATAGAATAGGCATATGGATATTGATTACCATTATAAGGTGTTTCATAAACATTATCGTCGCAATATTCTTTGCCATGTCTAAAGATAACATTCTCATTTTTAATATTAAAGTATCCCTTATTATTAGCGTTTTTTATGGTTGATATAGTATCTTCTGGAGGACATTTGTCAAATTTGATATCGGCACAAACTGTCTCTTGAGAAGCATTCTTAATAAGATTTATAGTTTGCTCGATCTGCCAACGCATCCGATTATCAGATTTAAAATTGGGGATGTCCTTGAAATATGTTAATACATCTGCGATACAATCTAATACATTTTTTATTTCTGGAAAAGAGAAGTTATTAGATTTATTCTTATTATATCTTTCTTGTAAATCCTTTTCTAAAACTAACATATCAAATTGTAGACTTTCGAGATTGTTATTGTTATATGCTTTTTCCTTTTTAATATATTTATCAATAATTGCGGTAATATCTTTCTGGATTGTAGGGTTATATGATGAAGTTTTTTTAGATAAATCCTTTGATTTAGCGTATTTATGTGAAAATATCAAACTTAAATTATTAAAATATTGAGTAAATCTATTCATATTCTAATAATATATTATAATATATAATATGAAAATTGTGTAATATGATATAAAAATTGATTTATATTATAATAATTACATTAATTATAATAATTACATTAATATGAACAACAATAATAACGAATATATCCAATCTGATACCACGCAGTTTGTTGCGGGAGTTGATGAAGTCGCAAGAGGTACATTTATTGGTCCCGTTATAGCAGCATGTGTTGTATTACCTCATGTATTAACAGATGATAAATACAAACAAATTAAGGATTCTAAAACCTTGTCTGAGAAAAAACGCACAGAATTAGCACGGTTTATTAAGGAAAACGCAATTACTTATGGAATAGGCACAGCATCTGTTGAAGAGATTGACGATATTAACATATTACACGCAACTATGAGAGCTATGCATCGTGCGATTGACGAAGCATATAAGAAGCATACATTCGACAAACTCCTAATAGACGGGCAGTATTTTAAGGGATATACACCACCAGGACTTGATGGGGAATTACTTGATTACGAGTGTATACCAAAAGGCGACAAGCAATTCTTATCGATAGCAGCTGCTTCGATTATTGCCAAAGATTACCATACAAACTTGATAAATGAGATGGTTGATACACATCAAGAACTTAATACATATGATATAAGGAAAAATAAAGGATATGGAACACCGAAACATTTAGCGGCAATTAATAAACATGGGATTACAGACTTTCATAGAAAAACATTTGGAATATGTAAATATATTAAAGATTGATAATAACTAATAACACAATATTATTATATTACATCATCTATTTACATTTTAATGAACTCCAGGATACTCCACACTGCTTGGCATATTCGCAACTGACTTCATTCTTTTCTTTTGTATTAATATCAAATACACCTAATACTTGGGGATATACAACATTACAAATTAAAGGAGCATCAGTTTCATATTTTTTCCAAACATCGCTTTCCGAAGTTGAAGATGATGCCAAATAAGCAGGGTCAGCTATTTTAAGAGAAGTGTTTTTATCTACTTTCTCAAAAATATTTGCGTTATTAGAACTGTATGCTCCGGTAAACTTCGCATACTTTTTAAGGTCTTGATAATTTACTGTATTTTTCTCTGGTTCTTTAACAACATATTCAGGCATCATAGTTGAAGCGACCTTATTCTTTTTTGCCAAGGTAAAAGCGTTTGCTTCCTTTTTAGTATTAAATCCCGCCATATAAGCATCGGAACCTCCTGTGTTTTTCATCGCTATCTCATTCTTCATCTTTAAAAAGTTTGCAGTATTTCCATATACCTTTTCGTCATATACACAGCGATATTGTATGTTAGCATTCGTATCTTTTGTTATTTCAGGAATTATTTTCTTTAAACTATTGTTATGCGTATTGTTATTCATAATTTCTGTTTTTAGAGTTTCAGGAACCTTTTCTAATTTCCAATAATCAGGACAAATAATGTTATGATCACTATCCATCTCTGTTCCGACTCTTCGTGGCCTAATACTAAATATTTCATTTAATAGATATATAATAATTATTAGTGAACCTAAAATATATGTTATTACAGCAGGCGCAAACTTATCATATATATATTCTCTTCCCCATTCTGTAAATAATATAACTATTAGTAATATAAAAGCAGATAAACCATATACTAAGCAAACTACGAAAGTGCCCTTGTATAATTCCATTTTTTCTTGCTCAAATAATCTTAATTCCCTCTCATTAGGTTTAAATACTTCCTTTTCTGACATTTATATTCTATTATTCTATAATATAATATTATATAAATAAAAATAATAATGATTTATTGATCAAAAGAATTATCAAACTTCATTATTTCCAAAGTTCGTAAGCCTTTTTGTGTTGTTAAATTAGGCAAATCCATAGGGATCGGTAGAGTACTAATATCCATAATATATTTATCAGATTGCTGGATATTCGATAATATTTCAGGAACACACCAATCAATAACACGGGTATTTAAGTCAAGTACTTGTCCTCTTACGTTGTTTGTAGTATTTTTGCCATGTTGAAAATATATAGACCTCATAATAATTTTTAAGTCAATATCGCTTTGTTTCCCTATGTTATATTTACCGTTAGATACATTTAAAACCTTGTTGCGAATACCGAGTTGTAATAAATTTACATTATTATCTGAAAAAAATACAGCTGATACATCAGTACAATTCATATTACGTGATATCAGATTTGTATTATTCTCAGTCAAATTATCTGGTGTTGTTTTTAGGCTATAATTGATAACTTGGGTTATAGCATTTACACGTCCATTTAAAAAATCCATTCTTTATCTTCTTAATATATATAATTATTTTCATTTTATATAGTAGTAAGAAGATATGAATAAATGTAAAGAAATTACATTATGTGCGAAAGAATTATTAAGAAAGCACCGGATACATGTTAATGATAATAACAAGAAGGAAGTAGTCGAGTTATTATCTAATTATATAGACCTCCTAATATTTAATATAGTTGCGGTTATTTCGATAATATGTGCAAATATTGGAGTTAAGAAGGTAATATCCCAGCATATCCATTATTTATCAAAATATATTGACAAAAGATGTCTAAATAAAAAGGGGGCGACAAGAACAGCAACAAGGATGAGCGGTGGTTCTGCTTTCAATACCGCCGCATTTTTTGGTGTCGCCGAACCCCGCTATTCAGTCCTTAACGAAGGAATGGATGTTCAAAAGATTGACTTCGCAAGCGGAATAGCTCGTAATGCTCTTCCTATGAATATGAGTGGTGGCGGTAGCGGCGGTAGCGGCGGTAGCGGATCTTGCGTTAAACTTGACAAAATAATACTACGAAAAATAAAGAATGTATTTAAATTCTTTGAAATGAAGGTTGATAAAGAAGCTGTAGCTCAGATTAAGGCAAAATACGATACAATTATAGAGGATCTTTACAACTGTATTAAGAAAATCAAGGGAGATATAACACCTTTGAAAATATCCCAACTAATAAAAAAGTCTAAAATCATGAAAAAAAAATGATAATATGTATATAAATATTATTTAGATAGACTATATAAATTAAATATAATAATGCCTATTATTACGATTGATGGAAATATTGGTTGCTATAAAACAAGTATTCTAAATTATTTTCACAAGAATTACAAGCTCGCAATCGATTTAGAGCCCGTAGATAATTGGACAGAATATTTAGCAAATCTCTATAATACGCAAAATAGCAGTTATGATTTTCAAATAAAAGTATGGGTTGATAGGTGTTGGATTCAAGAAAAAACCAACATGTCTGTATTAATGGAAAGAAGTCCTTATTTTATTAAGAATGTCTTTGTAAGAAAAGCATTCGAAGACAACACCATTAATGAGACGGAATATGAAAATATAATTAAATTACATAAGACTACTGACGATCTATGGAAACCGAATGGATATATATATCTCCGATCTGATCCTGAGAAATGTCTACAGCGTATCAATAAAAGAGGCCGTTTTGCCGAAAAGAATATACGCCTTGATTATATTCAGAAAATACACGAACTTCATGAAAAAAATTATAAATTAGCAATCGAAACAAAAATGAACATTATTGTTATTGATGTAGAAAATAAAAGCATAAGCGAAATTTGTAATGAAATATTGTCATCTAACCTTTATAATGATATTGTATATTAAGATATAAGATAGGATACGTGATATAAGATAGGATACATGATATAAGAATATTAAATAGTATTACAGCGAATGATCGGAGCATCTGTTCCTAAGAAGCAGCTATAATATAGCCGCTCATAATTTTCATATACAGTAGACGGCGATGAGCTGTGAATTAGCTTTCTATTATTAAATATGAGCAGATCATTCATCTCCCATTCAATTTTAACAATATTATCTTTGTGTAGAATATATTTATTCATAAGCTCCCTATAAAGGTCGAAGCTATCTTCGCAAGACATCTTGTCGAACTTGGCAAATCTAAAAGGCGATAACATTAGTGCTTTTTTATTTTTACATTCATCTGTATAAATTACAAGAGGCTCTCTGATAATAATAGTGGTTCCCTGTGATACGCTATCCATACTTGGCATATTAAGATCGTTATTAATATTAATTCTATTATATCCTGTATAGTCATAATATGTATTCATTACACCACCTTCTGTATTCGAATTAGAGTATACGACGTTAAAATATTTTAATTCTTTTTTAAGACTGTTTTCTACATTATCATATGCTGTTTCCATACTTGCGAACAAAGTTTCTCCGCCAATAGGTGGTGTTTTTAACATATAGATGCTTGAAACAACTGGCGGTTTATGTTCGTTAACTCCTACAATATCTTGATGCCAAACTGCCGTATTTTTGAATGGTCCACTATATCTAAGCATTACATCTTTAAGTCCATATAGATCTTTGATATAACAGTTGCCTCGAATAGCAACCTGTGGAACATAATCAACTTGTGAATGATGAAATGGGTGTACAACTCTATCATTACTTTTACTGTCAAATACTTTACAAAACTCATATAATTCTTTAGGATTTAGATTTTGATTTTTAAACATTAGCATAGGGACTGACTTAAACAACTTTGCCAATTCGCCTTTATCAAATTCATTTGCTTTTTTAACATCAAAATTATTGATTACCGCAAGATTTTTATTAAAGGTAGGAAAGGATACTTTTAAAGAATGTGTATAGTTAATGAGAACAGCATTCAGTATCATTAAATATGATAGGGTTGTTAGGTAGTCGATGAAGGTTAGGAAACGGATAATGCGCATGTATCCTACGGGACGCATCTTATCTATCTTGTTATTTATAAAGCTATAAGAAGTATTATCAATTTTTATTTATATAATAAAAGAAATAATAAAAATAAAATAGTTAAATAAAATTCTAAGATAAAGAATTGTTATTATTATTAACATACAAACCTTTTTGTAATTCTTTATAATACTTATTATTATCATTAGGGTCATATAATAAGCTATGTAAATAAGGATAAATAGCGTTTGATAATTTTATTGAAGCTTCTGTGGGTTCTGTGCTTGGTATATTTGGGACACAATAAATACTTGTTTTTTTATATTTAATTATTGGGTTTTTCAAAGTAGTTGGTACAGATTGTTCTGTAGTCCCTCCCTGATCAATAGCTACATCCATAATTATAGAGCCTGATGGCGACATTAAGTTTAACAATCTATTTGTAATAATACGCGAAGCCTTCATGCCATTAGTATAGATAGAAGATATTATAACGTCAGAAAATAACATTCTATATTTTAGATTTTTTTCATTCATAGCATATGCCTTATATATTGTAGGGTTGCTATCTTCGATCTTCTTTATCTTCTCGTAATCATTATCGATCAATTTGATATTTTGATACCCGAGAAGAATCGCTTGTTCTGCTGCCGCTTTCCCTACATTTCCAAAGCCAATTATAGTAATAATGTTATGTATACTCTTTCTTTTGTTTTCCTTTAAGTACCTATCAGCCTCAATCATAGCTTTTTTACCTGCTATAATAGACATAGGCGACAAAATAGGATATGCTCCAGTATCATCTTGGATTGTTTCGTAAGCATAACATCTTGCTCTGCTTTTTACCATAGCATTTATTAATTTTTTATTACCAGCAAAGTGAAAAAAGGATAACAAGGTATGATTTGATGTAATTAAAGGATACTCTGTTGATTGCGGCTCTTTCACCTTTACTATAATATTTGATTTCTCATAAATATCCTGTATATTATCAAGTATTATAGCACCACATGCTACATAATCTTCATCGCTATATCCTGCTTCATGTCCAGCTCCTGTTTGAACATAGACTGTTATGTTGCTTGTATTATATTCAAACAATCTTTTAATATCATTAGGGACAATCGAAACTCTTCTTTCAAACTCTTTAATTTCTTTAGGGATGCCAATATGATACATATTATATATATATTATTATAGATTTATAATGGTTTTATATTTATATGTAAATTGAAATTTTTACCAAAATGAAAAAAAGCCATTACTGTATGTCTTGAAGTTATATAACGAAATTCTGATGGATGTGGTTCTTTTACTCTTACTATAATATCTGCGTTTTCATAAACTTCTTGTATAGTATCTACTATGGTTGCTCCTGAATAAGCATAATCGATGTCACTATACCCTACATCTTTTCCTGCGTTTGCTTGAACATAGATGGCAATATTATTGGGATTATCACGGATAAGTCGCTTGACATCATCTGGAATGATAGATACTCTACGCTCTGACTGATGTTGTTCGTTTGGGATGCCTATACGATACATTATATAATAAGGATTGTTATAGATATATTATTATTTATAATAACTGGTTTTGTATTTATATAGAAATTATAAATATTACAAATACATATATGATATTACAAATACATATATGATATTACAAATACATATATGATATTACAAATACATACATGACATATTATCTAATGATTCTTGAATAATCTTTTTATCTGTTCCGCAATATGAAGATATTTCAATTTCATTTTTATAAAACTTAAAATAAGGAATAGATGATATATTATGAGAATCACTAATATCACTTGCTTCTTCAATATCTATCTTTAAAAATGTAATATTAGGATAACTTACAACCAATTCTTCAATAAATGGATGTATCTCCTTACAAGGTTTACAGAATGATGCCGAAAAGTTAGCTACAACATACATATTACTTTTTAAATATTGAGAATATTCATCGAGTGTTTTAACATTTATAATAGTTGTATTCATAATATATCTTTTATTGTTATATAGAATTAAAATTATTTAATAATTTTCGCACTTCTATAATATTTCATGTTTAATTAGATTTGTTATATATATATAAAAAATTGATTAATTGTATAAGTATATTCTAAATACACACCCATAAGAACCGATGCCTGCTAAAAAGAATGTCGCTGTAGCTCCTGTCCCTGTCGTTCCTGCTTCTGTCGTTCCTATGACCGTTGACAAAAAAGTTGAGGATAAATACAAGAAATATGAGCTACTTGAGCATATTTTAGCGCTTCCGGATACATATATTGGCTCCATAGAACCTCAGAAGATCACAAGTTATATTTATGATGAACCGACTAAACGTATGGTTTCTGATGAGCTGACATATATTCCAGGGATGCTGAAGATTTTTGATGAAGTTATAGTGAATGCGATTGACCATTCTATGCGTCTTAGAGCGGATGAGGCAAAAGGCAAAGAAGATATCAAGCATGTCAAGAATATCAAAGTGACCATAGATAAAGAATCAGGACGTATTACTATTTTGAATGACGGCAACGGCGTTGACATCAAGAAACATAGTAGTTATGGCGATTTATGGATACCTGAGCTTATTTTTGGTGAACTTTTGACATCTACAAATTACGACAAGGGAGAAGAGAAAATATGGGGTGGTAAGAATGGCTATGGAAGCAAACTTACTAACATATTCTCTAAGGAGTTTGTGATTGAAACTGTAGACCATCATACCAAAAAGATTTATACCCAAACATTCAGCGATAATATGACAAAGCGGACAAAGGCAGATGTTAAAGCATCTTCAAAAGCGCCTTATACACAAATCAGCTTTGTTCCTGACTATGAAAGGTTTGGTATGAAAAATATGACGGAAGATATTTATAAGCTGTTTAATAGGCGTGTTATTGATGCTTGTGCTACAACTCCTAAAGATGTTTCAGTATATTTCAACGGTGAAAAGCTGATGATCAAGGATTTTGAGAAATATTGCGAGCTGTTTCTTGATAAAAAAGAGCAACCATTTGTATACGAGGCTGCTGGTGAACGTTGGGAAGTCGTAGCATCTATTTCAAGCTCTGGCTCTTTTGAGTTCCTGTCTTTCGTGAATGGCATTAATACTATCAAAGGTGGTAAGCATATTGAATATATTACAAATATGATTACAAAGAACCTTGTTGATATGACTCTAACAAAAAAGAAGAAGACTGTCAAAACACAGCATATCAAAGACAATCTCTTTGTATTTGTTAAAGCGTTGATTGTTAATCCAAGTTTTGATTCGCAAAGCAAAGAAACTCTAACAACACCTGTTGCTAAGTTTGGGTCTAAGTGTGAATTGAGCGACAAGTTCTATGACAAGCTATTCAAGATTGGGATTGTCGATAAGGCACTCAGTATTACCGAGTTTTATGACAAGAAAAAGTTAGTGAAAACAGATGGCAAGAAAATATCACGTATTATTGTTCCTAAGCTGGACGACGCAAACTTTGCTGGGACTAAGCAGAGTGCCGAATGTACTATAATTTTCACAGAAGGAGATTCAGCGAAAACCATGGCTATTTCTGGGCTTAGTGTTATAGGTCGTGATAAATATGGCGTATTCCCTTTGCGTGGTAAAATATTGAATGTGAAGGATGCGACTGCTCAAAAGATTTCAGACAATAATGAGATTACAGCAATCAAGAAAATCCTTGGGCTTGAGCAAAATAAGAAATATACTGATATCAGTCAATTAAGATATGGATCTATTATGATTATGACAGATCAGGATCATGATGGTAGCCATATTAAGGGACTTATATTTAACATCTTTCAAAGTATGTGGCATGAATTGTATGAGATACCAGGTTTTCTTACATCTATGCTTACACCAATCATTAAAGCGACAAATAATCGTGCGTCAGATGTTATTGAGTTTTACAATATGTCTGATTACGAACGCTGGAGTGAAACAGATATCGCAAAGAATGGTTCTTGGAAAATCAAATATTACAAAGGGCTTGGTACTTCGAATGATCAAGAGGCCAAGGAATATTTCAAAAACATGAAAAAGATAACTTATAAATATGACGAGAATGCGGATGAGGTTATTGATCTGGCTTTTAATAAAAAGCGAGCGGATGACAGGAAGGATTGGTTGGCAAATTATGATAAGGATGATGTATTAGATTATACGAGGTTGGAAGTTGATTTCAAGACATTTGTAGACAAGGATTTGATTCATTTCAGTAATCGAGATTTACAAAGGTCTATTAATCATATTTGCGATGGACTTAAGGAGAGTACTCGTAAAATCTTGTTTGCCTGTTTCAAGCGTCGGCTATATACTAATGAAATCAAGGTTGCGCAATTATCTGGATATGTTAGTGAAGTATCTGCTTATCACCATGGAGAGGCATCACTTCAGCAAGCAATTGTTGGGATGGCACAGATATATGTAGGAACTAATAATATCAATCTGCTTTCACCTAATGGTCAGTTTGGGAGCAGATGTCAAGGAGGACAGGATGCGTCATCAGCGAGATATATTTTCACATTATTGTCGAAGCTCACGAAATTAATTTTCAAAGAGGAAGATAATAATATTCTAAATTATCAAGATGATGACGGACAACAGATAGAACCTGAGTTTTATATTCCTGTAATTCCTATGATTCTTGTGAATGGTGGTATTGGGATTGGCACAGGATATTCTACGAATATTCCTCAATTTAACCCAACAGAAATAATTGCGGCTTGTAAGTTTATTTGTAAGGCTATTAAGCTTGCTGATTTGAATGGTGATTCAGAAGATGGGATGGATAATATCTATGAAACAATCGATATATTAGATATTGAAGATATGGTACCTTATTACTTAGGTTTTAATGGGACTATTACAAAGACTGAGAATAACTCGTATAATAGCAAGGGTATTTATAAGTGGATTGATAATGAGACTGTTGAGATTACAGAGTTGCCTATTGGAACATGGACAGAAGATTACAAGGATTTCTTGGAAACTATGATTACGAATGGTTTAAATAACTTAAAATATATAGAGAATCATTATACATCTAAGAATGTTAAGTTTGTATTACATTTTAATGGGAGTGTTCGCGAGACGCTTGAAGATAAGTTTGAGCAATTGTTCAAGATGTCTTCAAGTAAAAACTTGAGTATCAATAATATTCATTTGTTTAATAAAGGGGGTTCGATTCAGAAGTATGATAATACAACTGAGATTATTAAGGAGTGGTCTAAAACTCGTATATTAAAATACTTTGAAAGGAAAGAGTATCAAATCAAGGTATTAGAAAAAGATTATCTTATATTATCTGCGAAGATTCGCTTTATTCTTGATGTAATCTCAGGCAATATTCAGATTATGAATAAAAAAATGGTTGATATTGCTAAGAGATTAGTAGAACTTAAATATCCTCGTATTAATACTGATAATGCTGCGAATGCTACAGTAGATACTGATGTAGATGCGGATGTTGATGAAGGAATGGATAATAATATCAAGGACTTTAACTATCTTCTTAAGATGCCTATCTCTCAGTTAACATATGATAGAAAGATAATATTAGAAAAGGAGGTTGATGAGCTTAATAAGAATCTTATGAATTTGCGTAATAATCGGATTGAGGATTTGTGGATGGCTGATTTGACGGCACTTGAGAGTGCTTGGAATGAACATAGAGAACTCATATTAAAAGAATATGATAATGATCGCAAAGGTATTATTGAGCCTAAGGGGACAAAAAAGAAGGCTAAGAAATAGAATAGACAGATAGGTAGATATGTTTAGTCCCTATTATATATTATATAAATCCTTATATATATTTATATGTTATTATTTTTTATATAATCAATAAAAATTGATACGGTGGTTGGTAGATGATAACCAAGACTCTAAACGATTACAGAAATCTAAACGAAGACATCGAAGACAACGAAACAAAAGAAGAAGCCAACAAATAAATCCGAGAGAACATGGAGTTCAGTATCTTAAATGAAGACATCTTGTATTATTTATTATCAAAATGTTCTATTATATCTATTATGAAATTATATGTCATAAATAAAAGTTTTATAACAGATGAGATATATAAGAGGATTATCAATAATAAATGGGGTATCAATATTGGCAAAGAAATAGATAGAAGCATATTGGATCGCAATTATCTAAACTTTGACAAAAAATTGTCAATTATATTTAGTAATAAAACTGAAGATATTTATAGCAAAAGTATATCAAATAGCAATATTTGGGCTACAAATAGGATCATGTGTTTGAAATATAATAATATACCTGATAAGAATAAGGAAGTTGTTATAGATGAATTACTTACATCTTATGATAAATTTTACGTAAATATGAATCCTCTTTCTTCTATTATTCGTGAAAAATATCCAAATCAGATTGAGAATTTTAAAAGACTATTAGGAGATTCTTTTGATCTAAATATCTTAACATATGTAAATATTTATGAAATTTACGAAATATTAAGATCTTCTATTACGCTTGGAAAGATGCCTATATTTAAAGAGAAATTAAAGAAAAATATTATAATCAATTTTGATAGCTCATATTTATCACATCAAATATCTTTGATTTCGAGAATATCATCATATGATAGTATTTTAGAAAAGATAGATTACAAACATGTATCTTTGCTTAACTTAAATAAAAATGAGATGGGACTAAAATACTTGAGTTTATTGAATAACATATTTGATAATTGTGTAGATGACATATATTTTAAGTTCAAAGTATATATAGCTGTCCAAATATGTAAATTTATGCTACTATTTAAGGAAAATTTAGAAAAAGATCATCCTATGATAGAGAAAATGCGGGCATTTAATAATCTATTAGGATTCAAAATTATACATATTCCCGAATACCTTCATTTCTATGCGACTTTCGAAATGACTTATATCCTTAAAAATATATAAGGATAAGTATCAAATGATACCACATATGGTAATAAATACATCTTTTATTTATCTATAAAAGCCGAACAGATTCGGCAGGTGCGGGTAGCACCCCAAGTATTACAAAGAATACATTTAAGAATATATCAAAATAAAATACAAAAAAATAAATAACATATAATCTATATTAATTTTTTATATTATGTATTGTTCTCGTAGCCTCTTATTTATTCTATAAGCTATCGCTATAATTTCATCACAGAATGATTGTCTTTTAGATACAATAGCTGGTCTATATAAATAGAATCGTCGTTTTTTTATCAATTCCTTATTATTTCTTAGCAATTCTGCTGTTGTTGCGATATCCTTGGTAAATGTAGATATTACTTGCGGCTTATTATCGATTATAGTTATCTGTTTAGGAAGACTTGTTGCTTCTTTAGCTACTTTAGCTGGCTTTACTACTTTAGCTGCTACAACCTTAACAACCCTTTCTTTTTTCATATTCTTCATGGCATTCTTGAAATATTCATCAATCTCTTTTTTTGTATTAAGAGATACAGGCATATTTGCCATAACCTCTTTAATACGCATAGCGATGGTAATAACTTCACAAGACATTATTTGATGTTTTCGTGTTTGCTTCGTGTTCGCTTTGTGTTCGCTTTGTGTTCGCTTTAAAAACTTTAGTCAATTTTTGAATACAAATAAAAGAATTATAACATATTTAATATTTATCTGCGAAATATGATAGTGTTTGTTTCTTATATATCGTTACTGTAAATGTTTTACCCTTATACATCTCTATATATAATGTATTACCATCATATATTTCATTACATCCCATATCATCATCGCATTTCATATTATCATGACTGATTGGTAATCGTAGCATAGTATTTTTATCTGTCGTCGTATAGTAATTCCATCTATCTCTATGGTTATTTGCTCTTTTGCTAAATAAAGGCAGTATAATAGGTTCTTTCTCATCATTTGATGTTAAAATACCTACCTGTTGATATTCTCGATTGTTATCATAGGATGGTAATTCCTTAGGATAAATTGGAATATTATTATCTACCTTAGGACATGATGGACACAAAGGACATGATGGACAAGTTATGCTACTATCAACCTTAACCTTTTTATCAACAACAATAATTTCCTTATTATTACTGGCATAATATAAAAGAGTACTAACAATCATTAGTAATACCACTAAGACAAATATCGCAAAATATAATATATATAAGCTATTAATATTTTTCTTAACAGCCATTAACTAATCCTTCCTTATATACTATTATTATCTATTACTTTTATTTTCCTTTAACACCACCAAAAGACAATCCATAGGTTATGTAATCATGTATCCCAAAAAATCGTGGGTTTCCTGAGATTATGTTTATATGATAGTACCATTTAAAGGGTATTATGAGCAACTTGCTTTTATTTAAGGTGATTGTTGTTAGCTTCTGGTTATACTCAGGTATTCTATCTTGCGACATCGGGATATTATTTTCTTGTTTGGTATGCGGGTTCCCTAATGTTATTTCTACGGAATTGCCATCGCTTGGATCAGCATATATTAAAAAATATTTAAAGTTATTACGGTTCCAACTCCAAATATTCGGAATAAGCACATCATATTCTATAATATTATAGTTAAACCAATCAACCAATATTTCATCAATATTCTTTATACTATCTTGAATGATGATTGGCTGCTTTTTATGTAGCAAATTAAAGTCAAAATGCTTTGCCTCTACTTGGTATATTATTAATTCATCCTCGAATATGTAATATAGAGAGGCATATATTATTATTAAGAAGATGATAAAATAAATATAATAATACATTTATTATTACGAATATTAAAAAACTTGTGATTTTTTCACATAATCTTGAATGTTGACATGCTTATGTAATAATTATTTTTATATATTATAAGAGTAATATAAAATATTTGATGGGTGATGGCGATATTGATTATGGAAAATTAATAGGAAACTTATTTATTATGATCGTGATAATAACCTCTGTATTAACTCTATTGCCATCCTTATTATATATATACAATTTAATGACGGGAAACAGTATGAAAATCGAAGAGTATAGGATACAAAGCAAAGACTTTAATAAATTTAATACATTAAATGAAATTTATTTGTTTTGTAGTTATATCCCATCTAAAAGAACAAAAATATGTAATAATAAATATGATAAAGAAGAGAATGATAAATATAAGGAACATCAAAAACAAATTTCAGATATAATAAACATATTATTATCAATCAAGAATAAAAGTAAAGATGAAGCAGAAAATATCCAAGAGACTTCTAATAATGATATTAAAAAGGAAGAAGATAACCGTGTAGCACGTGAACAGGAAGACAAACAGGCAAGACATAAGGAAGGGATTGAAAATATGAAAGAATACGGTGAAAACTCTCGATTTAGTAGTAAAATGAACCTTGAGTGGACAAAGGTTGTTTTTGGTATTATAGGTGCTACTATTAATAAGTTTACAGGCTTTATTTCTGAATTAGTTAGTAATGGTTTTAAGTTCTCTGAAGTTATGATAAAATTAGTGGAGATCGTCAAACCTTTAATAGCAGCTTTGTTAGGAAATAAGGTTGTAATGGGATTTTTAATTTTGGTCTTTGTTATCTTTCTTATATTAGGCTATTTGAAAGTGAAAGACGACGCAGATAAAAGAAAGAGTTCTTCTATGCCAAACTTGGGAGGAACTGGAGCTATGGGAGGCTTCAGCTTTTCTTCTATATATCAAGAAATTATGGATACTTTGAAATACTATAGTGATATGATGAAAAACTTTAAATTATCAGATATGACTGGAGGACTTTTACAGAATGAAGATGATAAGGATGATGAAGATAATGGGTTAGTAATAACTCGAAAGAAAATAGATGGAAAATCTTATGATAATTTGTCCTATATCATGCTTACTGATATATTTAGTGAGAAGGAATTGAAAGATAATGAATATTTTGGCAAGGATGTTAAAATAGAAGCTGGCAAATACTATAATATTTATTTACCAGAAGAAAAGTTTAAAGATACCATGCCTTCTATTAAATGGAAAGTTTCAGAAGCCGCAAGGAATAATGAGAAAATATGGAAGGTAGATTGTGAAAGTATGGATACTATCACAAAGGATGGTTTTGATACTAAAACGCCTGCTTTTATTAGTTCCAAAGGGGTATGTATGATAAATGAGAAAGCATTAGATGACGCTAATAAACCACCCGAAGAAATCCCTGAAGACGTACCATACAAAACAGAGTATATTAAATAGGGGACTTTGCGGGCTTCGCTTCTTCTGATTATTTATTATCTAATATATTTTTAAAGGTATATAATTGCTATAATGAGTGATGATAATAAATTATGCGTAGGATTAACAACCAACTCATATGTATGTATGGATAGAACTACAAGTAATTATACAATTAATACTGAATTACAAACAATCAAAGACTTAGAATTTGGCGAAAGTATTAATTTTAATGAGGATAAAACTCAACTAACTTTAACGGCTACCACATCAAACCATTATTTTATTGCTGATGAAAAGGCACACTGTAGCGAAAAATGGCAAGATTGGTTTTGTGTTCCTAACTATCATAATAATAATAAGATGAATAAATATCCTGAAACAGATACTATGTCTGTAGGAGTATGTTTCAACTCATGTCCTATAGGATATACTCCAAGTAAAATTAATAAATGTACTGTATATAATGTCGAAGAAGACTTATTGTATAATCCACTCGCAATAATTGCGTTAATTGGAACTAATCTTTATATGGATATAAGTGATAAAATTAAAATAGCAAACTATAAAGATATTAGGGATACGATTGGTATTAGAGGTTCATATTTAAACGATTTATACAGAGTAAATTTTAATAATATGTTTATACCAAAAGATAGGATTGATAATATTATTAATAACAAAAAAATAGAAGAAAAAATTACAAAGCAAGAAAATATAATAATAAATATAATAAAACAATTTGTAAATAAAGGAAGGAATGGTTCGGATATGTCTATGGCAATCAAATTAATAAAGGCAGACATGACAAAGGCTACTAAAGAATTTGTCCAGCAATTTATCAATCAACTTAATTTAAGCAATCTAAAGCAAAAGATGCTATTAGGAAAAATCAGAGATTATGTAATTAATATTGAGAAATTGGACAAAATATTTGGACTTGATAAGAGCGGACAAAGTAAATTAAAAAATGCTATTTCATACGCATATAATATTATGCGAGTAGTATTTTATGAGAGTAAGGATGGTGGTAAGACTTATGAGTTAAGTAAAAATGTAGATATAGATGATAAAATAAGGGAGTTAATTGAGATTAATAACATCATAATCAAAAAAGCTGAGAAAGATGATCAGAAAGCTAAAGAAGAATTTGAAAAAAAGCAAAATAGTTTAATTAAAATATTTAAATTTGCTTGCTATAACTGTTTTAATGTTAATTATGATGTAATTAAAGAATATTTAGATGAAAAGTATGGCCAAGATGGTGATACTATTATTCACAGGAATATAGATGCCGATTTTCAATATGAAAATGGATTTATTAAATGCGATATAGATGTTGAACAACTTGAAAGCGTAACTTCAAATAGAATCTTGTATAATATTCCTTATTATAATAATATAATCTTTTGCGAACACCAGTTATTATCGGAATATAGCGAGAATACTAAGTCGATTATTCAAATTATCTTGATTCTTGCGATATTTTTAGGAATAATTGTGTTTATTTGGCTAATTTACGCAACTATTTTATACTTTCCCTTCTTTAATAAAGGAAAGGGGGATTTTATATCAGCGATTGTTAGTTTTATTAATTATTGCTATCTGTTTTACAATTTTATTACATATTATCTTGTATGTACCATTAGCTATTTCTATTTTTATATATTGTGTAAATATTGTAACTCGAACTATACTATTTTAAATATATTTCTCAAACTTGTTAATATAGTAATTATAATTGCTTTGGTTATTTGTGTTTTTATGATAATCTTAGAAATGCTAAATATCAACTATATACAACTATTACAAAACATGGATTTTGGTATAGGGAACCAGGTTTTAGAGGGAAGCGATATAGAAACCAACTCTTTTATATATATCTACTTGGGGGCTTTGTATTTTATAGGCATATATATGTATAGCATCTATATAGTAAGATATGGTATTTCAAATAAAGAGTTTGAAATGATAACAAACAAGGACGCAAAGGAAATAAACTCAACAAACTACATAAATAATTTATTATTAAATAAATATGTAGATAATATGTTATCAAAATTCAACTCTGTATATGATGGTGATCAAAAGGAAATTGTTGACGAAGGTAGTGATGAAGCTGATAGTGGTGGAGCTGATAGTGGAGCTGATAGTGGTGGAGCTGATAGTGGTGGAGCTGATAGTGGAGCTGGTGCTACTTCAAGTAGGACATCTTATGTACCTCCTACTTCTACACCTCCTCTTATACCTTCTCCTATACCTCCTCCTCCTACACCTCCTACATCTTCTTTTACATCTCTTACATCTCTTACATCTCTTCCACCTTTACCAGGGGTTCTTTCCCGAGATTATATAGAAAATAATAATACTTTTTTTACATTTGGGGATACTTCTGACGCTTCTGCTGCCCCTGTAAAAGAAAGGAGGAGAAGAGTAATTAATCCAATACCGGAAGGAGCACTAAGTAAGTCTTGGCTGTTAGACCGCCCCCCCTCTTAAATATTAATAAATAACCAGAATATATAAGAAACATATTTAAGGGTTATAAACAATAGAAATAGTAAATGGATGATAATAATAATATATACTTGCTAAATATTAAAACAATTCAGGCATCAACATTCAAACAGGTTATTGATGCTTTGAAGGAAATACTCATGGATGTTAATTTGGAGATAGATGAGACAGGTATTAAAATTGTTGCCATGGATAATACGCATATTGTTTTGATACATCTCAAGCTCGAAGCAGACAAGTTTGAGATATATGAATGTGAAAAAAAAATATATGTGGGAATAAATATGTTGCGTTTACATGCTCTTATTAAGACTATTACGAATAACGACATATTATCCTTATATATTTTGAAAGACGACCCAAATCATCTTGGTATAACAATAGATAATAATGAGAAGAATTATAAAACAAATTATAAACTTTCGGTGCTTGATATTGAT